GACTGATGTAAATACATCACATATAACATCAGTTGTTAATGTGTTAAAAAAACATTATAAAAAATTAGCTAATCAATATTATGAGAATGGAACATTAAAAATACATAAAAGTGGTTCATTTTTTTAAAATAAAACCAAATAAACTTAAATAAAAACCCATCTTTATTAGATGGGTTTTTTTATTTTACATCAATTTTTGATATTTTAATATTTATATATGAATTGGTACATCTAATTATGGAGGAAACCAAATGTCAGACAAGAATGAAATATTTGAAGGAAAAACTTTTCAAGAGTTAACAAAAGATATTTACGAAAATTCTCAAAAGAAAAAATTACAAATAGATTTGTTAATTCAAGAAATACATGGATTCATTACAACCATAGATGATGTGGTTATGGTTGCTCCAATTATAAAAGAATATATGGATGTTGCAATTAAAAATGATGAACATCTTGTTAAACTTGCAGGTGTATTACAAAGAATTATAAGTAAATCTCAAGGTGAAAGTGATGAAAGTATGTTACTCACAGAAGCTGAAAAAGAAGAATTAATGGGAACATTACAAGATACAGTTACAGATTTACAAAAAGAAAGTGATAGACTTACTAATATTAAAGATAAAACAATAAACATAAACGAGGGTTAATTACATGGCTTCATTATTTACAACAGTACCTGGTCAAACAATAAAGGGTTTTGCTGGAAAAAGAATTCCGGTTCCTTTTTACTTGCAATTTGTACCTGGATATGTTGTTGAGGCAATCCACTCAAATCAAAGTATAAAATATTCGGGTGATAGTACAATTAATTCAATTATAGCAATACCACATGTAACTAATAAAGTTTTTTTACGAAGATCAAATTTAGATGAAGAGAGCAGATATTATCCTTTATTAAGGGGAATTAATGATGTTCCATCAAAGGGTGATCCAGTTTTACTATGTACGATTGGTAATACAAATTATTATTTAGGACCATTAGCTACTGATAATAATAATCCAACTTGGAATACCGACCCACTTATTCAAAATGAACATAATATTGGTAGTGAACAATATGTTCATAAAGAAGATAGCACTGTTAATGTATCAGGTGCTGAAAGTCCTAATTTTGATAAAAGTGATTTATTTAAAAGATTAGTAAAAATACCTAAACCAAATTTAGATTTTGGTGATGCAATTAATGAAACGACTGGTGATACTATATTAGAAGGAAGACACGGTAATAGTATCAGAATAGGAAGTAGAGCCAATAATCCTTATGTATTTATATCAAATGGTAGAAATAAAAATAATGTAGTTGAAAGTATAGGTGATGGTAGTTTAATAAGTATAACAAAACATGGAACATTAAAAGACCATTTTGGTTCAACTACAAATATAACTGATGATACTATACCAGAATTTGTATTAGCAAGTGATATGGTATTAGATAATAAAAGGTTAATGGGTTCACTTATCGGTTCGTTAAATCAAGTGGATGATTCTTATCCATTAATTTATGGATATAGAGTAAATCAGATGTTATTAAATTCAAATAGAATTATTATAAATACAAAAAGAGATGATATATATTTATCATCAAATAAAGATATACACATCGGAACGGGAAGACATTTAACTATATCAACAAATAAAAATATAGTAATAGAATCAGAAAAAACTTATTTAGGAAATCCAAATAAAGAAGATAATAAAGATGGGGAACAATCTTTGATGGAACCAATGGTACTCGGTAATAAACTTATAGAAACTTTACAAGAATTAACTGGAGTATTAAAAGAGGCAAATGCAAATGTTCAAGGTGTACCAGTACCGTTGATTGATTCAACCATAACACCATTAGCACCTAAATTTGCATCAATAGAAAAAAAATTAAAATCGATATTAAGTCAATATCATTATATTGAACCAAATAAGGGAAATAAATAATCGGAGGTCACATGAAAAAGAAAACAAATATGAGAGCAGTAATAAGAAAAATAGTTAGAGAAGAAGTTGCTAATGCTATTGGAGAAGTAATAACAGAGTTACAAAAACCAACTCAACCAACTAAACCTTTAACACCAAAAAAACCTACTCAAAACAGTAGTTTTACATCTAATAAAGTTTTAAATGATGTATTAAATGAAACTGCTAATGGAGAAGATTGGAAAACATTAGGTGGTGGAGAGTTTACAAGTGAAAGAATGAATGAATTAGTTGGAGGACAATATGGTAATATGATGAAAGATACACCACAACAAGTTCCATCAAATGACCCAATGGCACAATTTTTAAATAACGATTATAGAGAAGTTTTACAAAGAACTGAAGAAAAATCTAAACAAAAATATGGAAAATAAAAATGGGTTTAAAAGATAATTTAATACAGGCAAAAGTAGAAGCCTTTAAACTTCAAGGAGTTGAGGAGAAGAATATAGATACATCAGTTGGATCCGCAATTGAAGTAGAGGCTGAATTAACAAAAGATGCCGTTGTTAATTTTTTAACACAATGTGAATTTAGAGTTACAAAATTAAATGCAAATATTGTATTAGAAGATTTTCAAATACCAGATCAACCAGTAAATGTAGAATTAAGCACTCTTATGGGTGAATGGGGTCCAGTGTTAGATGCTCTTAAAAAAATACCTGGTGCTTTGGCTATTGTTAAACCACTTGAAGGATTGATAAAAAAAACTATACAACCTTTATTAGAAGGTGGTTCAACTTTACCTGGAATTGATTTAGCAAAAGATAGTGGTGGATTAGAATCAACTGGTTATGTTTTTATTGGTGAAGACCCAGATTCACAAGATAACTTTGATGTTGATGATGAAAGTGGACAAAGAGAATATACAACTGTTAAATTAATTAGGGAAGATGTGGAGGAGTTTTTATAAAATGGCAATAAAAGATACAAACAGAAAACCATTTATTGAAGATAATGATGATAATATTTTTATTGGATTAGATTTACCAATAAGAAAATCTGAAGGTAAAGAAGGTTTTTTTGCTTCAACATCCACAACTATTGAGGCTGTAAAAAATAATATTAGAAATTTAGTACAAACAAATCCTGGTGAAAGATTAATGCAACCTAGACTTGGATTAAATTTAAGACGTTTTTTATTTAATCAATTAACGGTAGATGATATAAATTCAATGCAAAATGAAATATTAGATACACTTAAATTTTGGTTACCTTTTGTTGAAATTAGAGATATAATAATTCAAAGTAGTGATAATGATATTAATATAAATCCAAATACATTATCAGTAAATATTAAATTTAATATAAAACAGGATCCAAATACTTTAGATTCTGTTCAAGTTGATATAAGTAATACAGGAGAAACATCCGATACTACATTTACTGGTGGTAGTGGATATTAATGGAGATAAAATATGCCATCATATAAACAAGATAATTTTAAAGAATCAAATGTAAATTATTTAAATAAAGATTTTACACAATTAAAACAATCTTTATTAGATTATGCAAAGGGTTACTTTCCAAATTCATATAAAGATTTTAATGAAACATCTCCTGGTATGATGTTGATAGAAATGTCTGCGTATGTTGGTGATGTGTTATCATTTTATATTGACCAACAATATAAAGAAATGTTATTACCACTCGCAGAAGAACGAAAAAATATAATTAATTTAGCAAAAATGTTTGGTTATAATGTAAAACCAATAGTTCCTGCATATGTTGATTTAACATTTACATCAGAAGTAGTAGCAACTGCTACCGATGCATCAACAGTTGATTATACTGATGGTGGGGTGTGGGATGCTGGTATTAAAGTTTCATCTGAATTTGATACGAATATAGTTTTTGAAACTTTAGGTCCTATAGATTTTACAATATCATCATCGAATGATACTAATGTAATAGCACAAACAAATGATATTGGATTAGTAACTTCATATACATTATCAAGAACGGTAAAAGCAGTTAGTGCAGAAACTGCAACAAAATCTTTTACAATTAGTTCACCAACAAAATTTTTAAGATTGACTATACCCGATACAAATGTAGTTGATATAATTTCTTGTGTTGATTCAAATGGAAATAATTGGTACGAAGTAGATTATTTAGCACAAGATAAAGTTCCAATTAAAACTCATTATTCAAATGATGATAGAATTAATGCATATTATAGTTATGATGATAATGATACCAGTACAGATGAAAGAAGAGAATTGGCAGTTCCATATTCACTTGAATATATAGAAACAAGTAAAAGATTTGTAAGAGAAACTAACGAAGATAATACAACATCATTAGTATTTGGTAATGGTATATTAAAAAATGGAACAACAATAAGTGGTGATTTATTAGATTTAGAACAAATAGGAATAGTAGTTCCAGGTCAACCAAATGATTTAAATTCATCTATAAATCCACTTTTAGGTAATGAGTACTCAACACTTGGAGAAACACCAATACAAACAACTTTAACTGTTACATATAGAAAAGGTGGTGGTATTAAATCTAATGTTGGAGCAGGAAGTTTAAATACTTTTTCTCAACCAAGTCCTAGTGTAAATAATTCTTCTGCAAATGCAACAATTGAATC